AATGCAGTGTCAGCTACAGTGTCCTCCATGCTTTCCCAGCCTTTTGCCACAATGCTTAAGGCTGTGAAGGGTGACATTCAAATTGGGCATACGGACGTGCGCGGCGGCGCAGCTCGGGATGCTAAGATCTCAGAGCAACACATTTATGAGACAGAAATTGACCACAAGCGGTTCGGCTTCAGACTATCGGAGCCACTGCTTGTAGCGGCGTTCGGAGTGATCCGCGCGTGCCTCCCTGCCGGCGAGGAGTATGACAATGCGATCCTTCACGAGATGTCGAAGGTAATCACTAAGTTCCTGCTCCTTCCCGGTGGGTGGGTATACCGATGGACTTTTGGCAATCCGTCCGGTCCGTGGACCTCAATCCTCGACTCTATCTGTAACTGGCTCGCGTGCAGCGCCTCGCTGCAGCACCTCAAGGTTCCTCCTCATGAGCGGACCCTGTGGATCTACGGAGATGATACCCTAATCGGGTGGAAAACAGGTAGATCCGCTAGGACCGCGAAAGAAGTGCAGGACGTCCTCTCCGACCGATTCGGCATTCATGCCGGCGACTCCGGAGACGGCAAGCTCTCTCGCTACCACAGTGAGACTCCCGGGTCGACTTTCCTCTCCTCATGGCACGAGGGGGGATTGTTTGGCCGTCCCCTGAACAAGTGGCTCGACGTGAGTTGCCTTCCTGAACACCGGAAGGAAACGTACGTAGAGCAGATGGGGAGGATGCGCTACCTTGGGTCTGCTGCATGGTGCACCCTGGACAACCAGAGCTACTTTCGAAGCTACTTTAAGTGGCTTCAGAGCAAGTTTCCGAAGTCCATCCAGTTCAAGCCCGGGGTCATTGACCTTGAGATGGACCGGGCGCTGCATACCGCTATCTTCCGCTTCAGTTCTGGAGGGGATGATACTAGGACATGGGAGCGTGGGGGTAACACCCGCCTCGACACGCTACAGCCTTCATGGAAATACCCGACACGTAGGCGTGACCCGTCCGATAAACACTCAACCCTCCCTCTGCAGCTCGCATGGCTCACCCGAGTCAATGGTGATGCTGATAGACCGTCCATCCTTGGGTTCAATGCCGCCACATTGGACTCATCGCACCTAGATTTGCTCGTCGGCCAATACCGCCG